CCTTATAGACTTGACTTTCGTCAGTTCTGACGGGATAATCTGATTGCCTAACTTAACAGTCATAGGCACATAGTGCCACTTCTGTTTGTCAAATACGTTTTTTTTAATCCAATGAGTTTCCTTGATAGGGTTGAATGTGTAAATAATTTGCTGACCCTCCATGCCACGCAGACGCAAACGGATCTGTTTGTAGTCAGCCTCCTCAAACTCTGACCATTCATCAAGGATTATGCGCTTGAAACTTGATAAACCTTTGATTTTCTCGGCGTCATCGACGCCCTTGAATACTATACGAGCTTTATTTTCAAGGCAGGTTATTATCTTGTTGCCATCATTAAACTTGAACAGATGAGTTATTCCGAGTTGCTCGGCTGCATTCTTGAAATCTTGATAAACGGTATCTCTGATAGATGCCCCAACCTTACGCATTACAAGATGACTCGTGTCCTCCCATAAAGTCAAAATGAGAACTATCTGCGCCATGCTGTATGTCTTGCCGGATGATGAACCACCGAACATGATGATGTTACGGATGGTCTTATCCTGCATAAACATCAGGAGATAAAATGCGAGGGGATTGAATAACTTATAATTTAGAACCATTGATTTTCGCGGTTTGATGGCTTTTTGCTGGCATTTTGCTACATTTGTCAGTATCCCACTATTGGGAAGAGTTTACATTTTGCTACTTGTCGGGCTATATATGTTATATTGAGGTTGTAAGATTTATTCCTGATCATCACCGAAGCCTATACGGATTTCTCCCTTTATGTTGCCCGTATTACTCACATTGACTTCTTTTGGGGCATCCCAGCCGTTCCATGAACCTAATAATCTTGCAGCCTCTACACGGCCATTCAGTTCATATTCTACAATGCCTCGATTATTCTTAATTTTCTTCAAGGCGTTGCGCATGCGCTTTGGTAGTTGGCTGGGAGCCTTCATCTTGATTTTACCACTTTTGGGGTCAACCATGTAGAGGTCATTGGGGTCTGCGGTCACTATATCCATAAGTACCTTTTCGACCTTTTTGCGTTCAACCACTGATGCGGCAGCGCGCTCGGCTCGTATTTCCTCTATCCTTTGGGCAACCTTTGGGTTATCCAGGAGTAGGCTTGCAGCGTTCCAAACCGAATTAGGCTGCATATTGGTGGCATCATAGGCCATACGGTAAGCCTCGGAAGCATTGCCGTCTGTGTCGAGATAGAATTGGCAGAACTTCTCTTGCTTTTCAGTTGGTCGACGCTCTTGAGCTTTGTTCTGTTTGTTTTTCTTTGCCATTGTGATGATGTATGAGAGGTTTATATAATTCGGGAGTAAAATTGTATATAATCAGTGGCTGAATTTGTAATCGGATAACAGCCACAGAGAAAGTATCTCGAATGGGTTACTGTCATTTATGTTCATGATGTTGTTTTGTCTTTCTCCCGCCCCTCAAAAAATTTTCACCAAAGCGTGAAATTATGCCCATTGAGTCGATTTTTAAGGCATTGTGGGCGATTTCGGTGTGTCGGTATAGAGGGGATTGTATCTGATTCATGGCCGGGAGAGTGGATTTTAGCGGTTATTGATGCCTATGATGGTGAGGACAATATCACGGTCGGCCAACAATGAAGCCGTGGCCGTCAGAGTTGTGCCGGTGGTAATGATGTCATCATATACTATCACCCGCCGCTCGGCGATGGGCCGGAGCAGATGAAAGTCAGGCTCCAGACGGTTGCGGTTGATACACTGAACAGCATCGGCATAGAACGGAATGCCGAGACGGATTGATATCCTCTCACATACCGCCGTTGCAAAGTGGAACCCGTCTGCATGGCGCCGCCGGGGAGTGGTGATAATACACCAGTCTTCCGTATTGTTGACAAGACGCTCAATGAAGTTGGCGGCAGTATCGGCAAACAATTCCGCTATGTCGGCCGACTGCTTAATCTCGCTGAACGGAATCCCGCTCTTTGTGCGTCTGTATTGGGCGAAATACACCAGGGAGCCGAGTTGATGCAGAACCGTCCGGGGTGACAAATCACAAAGAGGGATATTCCCACCTTTCAGCCGAGGCCGAGAGGCAGGAACATCCCAATTATCCATACGTGTTATCTTACTGCGTCTGCTCATGGTCAATACTCTCAAATATGCGCCTTATGCCGTCGGCAACAGACGTATATTGCAAAGGTACTGTATAAACCGCTTCGTTGACCGATTGCTCTTTGCGGTCAAAATCACGCTCTTGCGCAATCAGTTCTATTTCAAGCGGTTTATATTGTTTCACCAATTCAGCGAGATGCAGTGTGGTGGTCTGCTCCGGATTGGCGGCGTTGATGAGCTGATGGCTGCTCCCGTACGCATAGACAAGGCTCTCGACAATGTCATCGATGTAGGTAAAGTGTCGCACGTTACGCCCCATGTTGTAGAGTTTAACCCGCTCGTCATTGAGCAGATGCCAAAGAAGAGTACCTTGACGCGGTCGGGGGCCGTACACGTTGTGAAACCTTACTCCCGTGGCTCTCGGATGATAGCAACGGGCATATTCCTCGTTGAAACGCTTGCTGATGCCGTAGATGGATGTTGTGTTGCCGTCGGCTGCCGTCGATGATGAGGCATAGACCAGCTTGACGCTATGCCGGGCGCAAGCGTCACACACGATTTTGAACACTTCAATGTTATCGTGGATAATGTCGGTCTTGTTCTCGTTAAAGACGGAAGTCTGGGCGGCGAGATGGTACACACAATCAATGCCGGAGAGGTCGGTTGAGGTGAAGAAGTCACCGGCCTCTATCCCGTTGAGGCGGTCAATGCTGCACACCTCAATACCTCGCTTTTTAAGCGCAACGGCGAGAGCCTTGCCAATAAAGCCATCGCCGCCGGTGATTACTACTTTCATGTCTTACTTTTCATTGAGTTTGTCTAACAGTTCCTCAGCCTCACGCCGGGCAAAGTCGGAGTCGTAAGGGTCATAGAATCTCTTTACTGTTACCCACACGTAAGGCCATGTGCGGACTTGAACGTAATAACCGGGGATGGTGCAGCCGTCCTCCAGCATCATTTTTACACGATACTTTTTCATCTGATTGGATATGGTTTAAGTGTTGTGAAATCGAGATACCAGAACCACGCTTGATGTACGATGGTTTTGCCGTAGATTTCGGCGGCGGCGTACTCAAGCAGACAGCCCTTGGAGTCGTGGAACCCGCTGCCGAATACCACAGCGTCAATATCATCGGCCAACAGAGCCTCAATATCTTTGCCCATGTAGTAGGCATAAGGTTTGCCGGACTCCGGGCAAACGTCAAAGGGCGTTATGCACTCGTGGCCATGTTCGGTCAGTTTCGCTTTGATATACTCGGCTTGACGCTTGGCATCGTGGAGCGGTCTCCCGCTGATTGGGATTGATATATACGCTTTCATTTGTGATGATATTAGTTGGCAAAAGAAAAGCCCGACTGACTTTGTAGGTCAATCGGGCCGTGGGTGTCGGGGTTAACCGACTTCCAAGATTAATTCTGCTGTCAAACAAGAACTAACTTAAGGATAAAAGTTGTGTACCTATAATAGCAAGAGCCGCCTTGATTCTCGCAATCTGAATGGGTCGAGGGTGTTTGACACCATTAGCATAGTGGGAGAGTTGCTTTTGATTGATACCAGAAATACGGCTGATTACTGACATGGTAGTGAATGTTTCCGCGTTTCGGATGAGAGCGGCGGCGTCAAGATTATACTCAATATCATAGTCACCGTTGACCAGATACTCGGGAAATGTGTCTCCATCTTCAACACACCCTTGGATGTGAAGGCGGGTAGATTCTTTAAAATCATCTTTGAGCTTCTGGAAAGATTTGGCCGTAACTAATACAACACCATCATGCCCATCATCCCAAGAACCACAGAAGTTATCTCCGGTCCAGCTTACATCAACGTGAATTTTATTTGCTTCCATATTGAGGCTTTTGAATTTTATTATTTAGTGATTGAATTGGGGAGAGAGGAGGATGGCTTATCGCCATCCTGCCTGTTTCCAAATGCTATTCAATAAGAATTGACTTAGCGTTTCACTTGGTTTTCCTCTCACCGTAACCTTGCCTTTCTTTGAAGGATGCTTAAATTGTCGGTGGTCTCCTTTGGTGGTCATTAGAACCCAACCGTCTTCTTCAAGCATTTTGATTACTTCCTTTACTTTGTACTTGTTCATGTTGTTCTTGTTTGACATTGCAAAGGTAGTAATTTTTCTACTTTCTACAAGGTTTTCAGACACTTTTTTTCAAAAAAATCACTATTCCTCCGGAATAAATTTCACGCTCTCGCTCCATCCGTCGGCCAGTCGGTCGGAACGTGGCCAGATTGCCGTGATGGAGTCCGGTGTTTCCTCAAACCTTACTCCCCACACGCTTTTGGCACGGTCTTTCATCGCTTTTACAAGGCTGTTGTATGTCCGGGGCGCATCATCCATCGGAACGCTGCACACTGCCACATCGACACTGCCTTGACGGTGGATTATCTTGGCCCTTCCTTTCATCTCTTGTCTTTGCTTATAAATTGGCCCGTGGCTGCATCTCTCGGCGTTGAGGGATAAAGACCACGGGCAAAGTTCTCTTTTCGCGTTGCTGAGGTTTTCTTGGCGCGGTAAGCGTAATCCTCGGCTCGGTACTGTTCGGAGTGTTCAAGACCTAACCGCCGGGCGGTACGCCTTACCCAATCGGGATTCTCGCCAATCAGCAGGGCAATAACATTATCTCCCATGTCGGCATAATTGAGTTTGAGGAACTGAATCTTTTTTGGGTCACTCAATATACTGTGCCGGCACGGGTGCGGGCGCAATGGCAGATTGAATTTCTCTCGGGCATACTTCCGTATTGTCTCAGGTTTTATCCCAAAGACTGCAGCCATTTCTACAAGACTCCTGCCGTCACGCCACATCCGGCAGAACCGTTCACAATCGCTCTCCTGGAGTATCTTCTTCACGGGGTTATAGTTAAAGGGGGGGGGCGATTACCTTATGTCGAGGCGCTTGCCGATAAACTTCAGTGAACTTTTTACTGTCATCTCCTTTTCCTCCTTATTTCACATGCCCTTTCTCCAGACACCACACAAGCAGCGAGTAGAGAGCGTCGATGAGTTCGGGGGATGAGAAGCATGAGGTTTGATAAGTCAATGTTCCGCCATCGCAGGTTGCATACGACACAACCCAATATCCCGCTGGATGATTATACACCTGCAATCTTGCGGATTCACCTTTTACATTTCAAAAATAGAATCTTCAGGGTCACTTGT